GCATCAATTCCTTCTTGAGCCGCACCGTCTGCTGCAGCAGTTTGAGTTGCTACAGTAATATCAGCAAATCCACTAATTGCTGAGGCAGACGTAAAAGAATTTGCACCGTTAGCTTGAGTTCCATTAGTTACAACATAAGATAAAATAACTATATTAGCATCTATCAATGCAGCCCCAACAACACCATCACCAAAATAAACTTCCCACTCTGAATCCACAGTTTCTTGAATAAAGAAAGCATTAGTCGTGCTCTTTACTTCCACCAAGTTATTAGCTTTAGTAAATGTAGTAAGAGTAGTGTCTTCCGCACTCGCCTGAACTGTAACTGACAATGTAGAAATATCCACATTATCATTTGGTATAATAAACTTCTGGTCAGCATCATTTACATCTTTAGTAAATTTAGTAGTGACCCACGTTCCTTCATAAATTGGAATGTTAGAATAAACATAAATTCCAGCTGTCGGTTGTAGTATTCTAGCTGTAGTATTTACGAATTGATAAGTTGTTCCAGAAATCGTAGTATTAAAAGCATGACCAGCGTTCATCGTGACAGATGCCGTATTAGCATTATTCACTGTCACGTCCACATAAGCAACAGGTGCTTTCGTAGAAGTCGGAGTATATCCGAGAGCCTTCGCATGAGAAGTTACACTATTTCGTTTAACGGCTGTGTCTAAGAACATTTCATTAGCAGCCATGTTCGCCATGAAGGCATTGTAGTGTGTATTGTAAGCCAACACATCTAACAGAACATTCAAACCAGAACCTTCAAAGTCATAATCTGTAAACGTCGATTGACCCTTCATGTACGTTTTTAAATTACCCTTGATCGTGTCAAAATCTAATTGGGTAATTTCCATTTTACCTTTACTGTTTAATCCAGCCATTTAACGTATCCTCTCTAATACTACGTTCACACTCTCTAATGTTTCTGGAGCATTCTTGAGTGTGAAAAAAATCTTGATGGGTAATGTGTTCTGATCCATGTAATTAAACTCAGGATCTTCCACCGCAACTTCTGTAACATCTACACGAGGTTCATATATTCTGAGTACATCCTCAATAGCATTCCTAATAACATTAATAGTAATAGGAGTAAACATTTCAAACAACGATTCTCGAACCCGAGAAGCAATCTCTGGATGAAAAGGTCTATCCCATCTATTAGTCAACACCAAGTTACGAACAGCTCGTTTAATGTCTTGAACATCCGTAACTTGTGCTACATCTCCTGAAACAGGATTCTTTGTAAAGTATAAACTGATGTCCTTATAAACGAATGTCGTTTTAGAACTTTGGTTTACACTTTCAGCATCATCAGCCCATGTGTTTATTGTCTTAGCCATATGTAATATTTATGTCACTTACCTTGGCCTCTGTACTTTTTCCAACTCTTTCGTTTATGTTTATTCTTAGGTCGAGATCGTACAGAATCTCCAATAGATGTTCTCTTTTTTACGGGATCTCTATGTGTTGTTAAAAGGCCTTTTGCTTTCTTCATGTCCTCTTATAATTCTTCTTCATCTTTCCTGGTTTAGTTGTTTGTGTTTTTTTATTGTTGTGGTGATGATGGTGATGATGCTCTTGCATCTTCTGTTGCCAATTATGGTTCCAACACATTCCCATCACACCCCACACGATGGCTAATACTGAAACTGCCATCCACGGATCTACTCCGTTAAGTCCTGCAATACCAAATACTACTAGAGTGACTCCACCCCAAAGTTTTTTTGTCTTTAATCTCTCAATCAAATTTTTACGATCCATTATTATCTCCTAATTATTAATTACGGTCCGGCATATACCGTTACTCCCGCAGGTTCTAACATCGCACCTGCATCCGCACTATCTCCATGACGCCCCACGTTCTTACCATTAATAAACACAGTGGCAGACCCAACATTTAATTGTGCCGTATGTGGGGCACAAGGTGGGTTTGGTGGAAAGGGATGAGACACAGTTGGAGCTCCAACCACATCTATTAATTTATTATTTGCATAAACATTATCCACTCCCTGATTAGAACTTGCGATAGTTGTAGTTCCAGCACAACCATGTCCTGTTGATAAACTATCATCTACTCTTACTACTTTAGGCATTATGGTATATCCGTATCCTTAGGCCGTTCTTCTGAAAGTGACCTCGGCCCCAATGTATAAGTATCACTTTCTAATGTAGCTGGAGATTTGTACCCACTCCAAATACCAGCCGTTGTTGTCGTATGATATCCAGTCCATTCTTGCATCCCTGTTGTTGAAGGATAAGTTCCAGTGTGTGCTGCTATACCTGAACTCATATCCGATAACAAATCTTGTAAGTCTCTAATGTTCTCTCCACCACTACCCTTGTCGGTATCATTTTTATTTAACGCCAAACCATGACTGTCCTCATCTATTAATGGTGGATCAGCTGGATTGGGATTCGGTAAATCGGTAACCAACAATTCAAACGTCTGTGAAATATTAGCGATAACAGCCTTAGCCGCTTCCGATGGATTAGCCGCAGTTGGAGCAGTAGCACTTCCTCCACTATTCAAATTAACTGCCGACGGTCCAACTATATTAACTGTAGATGATGCAACTGCATTTATAGTTGAACCACTACCAAAATCCATTGTACCCGAAGATGAAACATACAAAGCATCACCTGTTTTTATATTCATAGCATCTGTAGATTCTGTATATAATTTTTCTCCAGATTTAATATTCATAGCATCTAACGATTCTATAAACATATCTTCACCAGCCTTTATTCTTATGTGACCATCATCTGTATTCTCTGCATAGATACTAATATCTTCTTTGTATGCTCGCATGTTTATTTTTGTTGCGGCAAAGTCATCGATGAATCCTGTATAAGCGCTTCTATAAAAATTCTTCTGAGTATACATCTCAATATCTTCAGCCGACGTTAAGAGAATACTATTACCCTCTTGAATAGTCTTAATCTGAATGGGTGCCAAATTAGATTGTAATGCAATACCTGGTGAATCAGCTTGTTGATCATTACCTATCATTTCAACATTAAGATGTCCTGCCTTCATCTTAATCTTGGAACGTTCGCCATACCCTCTAGACCCAGCTTTAAATTTGGACATATCTTCCGTAAGAGCTGTACCTTGTAAATTGATATGACCATCTGCCTGTAAGTTTATATCACCATCAGACTTCATGTTGATGTTTCGTTTAGAATGAATTTCTAAATCTCCACCAGACCATATCTGCATCTTCCATTTCGATGAAAGGTCTAGTCTGTCATTACATCGAATCAATACCTCATTGTCATAGGTGTGTACCACTCGTCCTTTGACATATACATAATCATCATTCAGAGAGATGTCATAACGATCTCCCTTAACATAATCTACCTTGTTACCCGCATGATCGATCTCATAGAACGTTCCTGCTCTATGGTACTCATGTATACGTTCTGCTCCAGGTGTGTCGTCATATTCTCGTATGTGACCGGACTCTGTTTCGTATACATGATTGTACGGATACTGTGCATTGAAATCTCCTGCAGGTTGATTCCAAAACTTTGCATTGAGTCCTGTCTCAGGATCAGGAGAACCGATATTGATTTGTCGTTCTCGTATATCGGATTTAAATTGTAATACTGGATGTGGGTCTGTTATAACAACCCCGCCATTAATATATGCAGAGAAATTTGTTGTACCTAAAGGAGTTCCGCCAGGACCTGTCCAGGCTGTACCATCTGCGGTACCTAGTTGAATAGATAACGAGTCAGTACCCGACACAGCTATAACTCGGAAAATTCTACCATTAACTTCCTCCATTCCTCGAACACCAGCGATTTGAATAATATCTCCCGCCCCTAGTTCGGGTTTAGCATTAGCTCCTGTTCCTGTATCTGCTGTAGTAAAAAATCCAGATTTAGTCGTAACAGTATTACCTGAAATATTTGTTATCGGTATACCACCCATAGCCAATCTATTTGTATCTGGAGTTTGTACTATAACTAAATCTTCATCTTGCACATCAGACCATTTTATATCTTGTCGACCCACAGGATTTTTTGGATCATCATCCATTTCATAAATACCACTTCCATAATGTCCATGATTATACAAAGCCTCGGCCTGTGCTTTTTGAGTAGGAGTTAAATTCTTTTTCTTTACATACTTAACTCTGGGATGAGGTATACGATACCATTCTCCAGTCTGTCCAAACTGACCTGTTTCAGTTGTTTGTAATGTACTGGGTCGAGTATCGGAAGAACTTAAATCATCAGTAGCCAAAGCGGGATTGGCCATATCTCTCGTCCAAGGATACGAAGGAAGTTTAGTTGTCGAATCTCTCCAAGTAACATCTTCCAAATATCCTGTACTGAGAATTGTTGCCTCTTGATCAACTCCGGCAATTCTCCAAATAGGTGCCTTAGTCTGTTCTGCTCCTGGCTTGACGGGATCGATATCTGTACCATCTTCAGAATAAGTCATAGTGTCAGGCCATCTTGACATACCGAGAGATGTCCACGAACTAGCCTGCCTAGCGTCAGCTGTAATGCGTCGTGTCGTCTTAAACATCAAGTGGAGTAGATCAGAGTGGGTGATCCTAGAAGTCGTCGCTGGGCCCGTATCTTTTAGTTCTTTATCTGTTATAAACTCGTCAGTAACAGCGCCACTACTACCGTAAGTAGTATCTGCTGTTTTTAAATCTTGATAATTTGCATCATCACTTTCTGCTGACCAGTTTAATACTCGATGGAATAATTCTTTATCATATGTAAATATTATATACTTGGAAGGTACCTCAGCATAACCTTTGGCAGAACCAAATGTTAATTCACTAGGCGGGAATGGTACATCACTTTCATCTACGGTAGGATCAAAGAAACCAAATTCAAAATCTTTATAACTTGTTTCAGATCCTTCTATTGTTTCATTACCATCATCATAAGTTTGTGGTTGACTATAAGTTCGATACATCCCTCTAGACTGACCCCACTTTTTACTACCGCTTCCTCTGAGAGCTGTAGTCGTATTCATACCAGGCATTGTACCAATGACTACTGGATCTTGTAATGATTCAGGATCTCTAAAGAATCCTACTACCCATGTTCCTTCTACTAGACTGACAGGAGCATCTCCCACACCAGCCATAGCTGTACCCCCCACAGATTGCATAACCTGTGCCCAGGGTAAATCTTTAGTAAGGATTTTTTCTTTTTCTTCTGTGTGGTAGCCAAGCCATCGAACTCTAACTCTGCCTAACTTCTCAGGATCGAATCTATCTTCAACTACACCAATCGCCCATACGAAACCATCTTGACCTAAAAATGCCATATATAATTATTCTCTTTCCTTGATGCACTTCACAGTACTATTTATGGACAAAAAAATAAATAGAAAGAGAATGGCTCCGGGAGGTGGGATCGAACCACCACGTCCTCCTCAGGACCCTAGGTAAACTGCCTAGTGCGTCTGCCTATTCCGCCATCCCGGATCTGTTCTCTACATATTAGCAACAATTTGTCTTACTGCATATTCTGTCTGAGCTCGAATCATCCGAGTCAATCCTATACCCCCGCCAACTCTCGGTATAAAATCCAATCCTAGAAAATCATCCAATTCTTTTTCCACTCTGTCGTGACCAAAAGTACTGAACAATAAATCAGCATACATTCCATCTGATATAGACATAAACTGATCTCTCATTTCCTTAGGGTCATCAGCACGTTCTGCTGACCCGATTGTTTCTTGACCTGCAATAATAACATCTATCTTAGCGGCAGTCCCGTCTCCGTTCTGCCTCATATTCCAGAATGGACTTGTATAGTTCGGAAAATTCTTAATCATGCAAACTCTACCTTGCCACTTCTTCGCCATTGCTTCTTCGTGTTCGTGTGTTAATTCTTCTGTCTGGAATTCTTCACACCATTCCAAATAATCTTTCACCACTACACTGTGTTTGGTTCCCATACCCATATGTTCCAACAATTCCTTTTCCATTACTTCTAAATCTACAATAGTTCCAGGAAACTCAAATTCAAACATCGGAAATATCGTATCGTGTCTTCCTTCCACTATCTCTTTTTCAGCTCTGTAAGATGTGGAGACACAAAAAAACCCGGGAACTTCCGGGCGGGTTAATAGTTCGTATTCAAGCCACATTTGGCCTGTCTGAGGCAGAGGCCATAATTCTCCATTGTAATTATACGTTGCGACGGTTGTTGGATCTTCGCAAGCTGCTAGAATACTTAATCTGTTTTGTGTGTGGACTTCTTCAAATCCTTTAGACAAAAAAAAGGACCGCATTGCGGTCGTTACTTCTGTGTACTTCTTAGGTTCAATTAGCTGTGTCATAGTCTCCTCCTAAACGCTTTTTATATTTATAAAAAAGAAAACCCCACCGAAGTGGGGTATTTTCTCACCAACTATAAGTAGAGGATATCGGATGAATCAGAGCCTTGTTCGTAACTTGCAGTCGTTGGATTTGTTATATATCATTTATAAACTCCTATTAGGTACTACTATATTACTTCTTTACTTCTTCATTTTCTTTCTCCTTAGGAACTTTAGTTCGGGATAGACCTAAACCCGAACCTACTACAGAATCAGCTTTACTTAATTTTACTTTACGTTCTAGGTACAACACTCTTGCTACACCCTTTAACGGCTTTCGATTATTCTTCGGCCGCATCATATGTGGTTCATCAGCATTTCTCAGTCTATCCTTTTCTGATCGAAAGATGCTGTCGATCCCATGTTGAATTAATTTATCTACGATCATAATGCCTCCTCTGGGCCTGGATCTTCTTCCTCTACTCCACCTGATTCAAAAGCAACCATACATTTATATTGCTTTGCAAATTGTCTTGCTATGTTACGAGCAGCTGATTCATTACTAGACTTAAACACTGTCTTGGGTTTCTCTTCCCCATCGACAGGCATTAAACTAACGTAAAAGAATCCTTCTTTACTTCTTAACTTTACTGTTTCTACTAGTTTCATCGTCATCATTCATTAAAGAAGAAAATAATTTATCATAATAATCATAGTGGTCAATTTGTATATGCCTTCTAATATCACCGACTACAACCGATTCATGGAAACAGATATTACACTTCCAACCTGAACTGGACTTCTTATAATATCTATCTGTCCAGTAAACCGATTTATCAATGGCCATTATGTTTATCTACTTGAAGATATCCATTAAGATGATTTTCTACTACCTTTAAAGAAGTAATAGCTTCATTTAACATATACCGTTCGACTTCTTTAGTAAACTGTTTTTCTTTCAATTCCAATTCGATGTCTTTAATTAAAGTACGAACTCGATCTACAAAAACTTGTCTTTCACTCATCTGCCTATGTCCTTAATGTTTGATTGTGATATTACCTGATACGGACCCTTATTGTATGCAGGTGCTATCGTGTGGGTTGAATTATAAGACTTACGTGGAGGTGTAACTGCACCTAGGGCCCTAGTATCCAAAGAAGGAATTTTCCCTGTAGGACATTCCCTCTCCTTTTTAATACCTAAGTCTATACGAGTTGGATTCATGTTAAAAGATATCATTATATAATTGTACCAGGTTATTAGTTACTTGTCAAGTATTGCTTTTCATATTCTAAAACATCAGGTCGAATGGGTATTGGAAAATCTCCATTTATATAACCATCTTCTTCCTTAAAAAGACGAATATTGGCTTCGGCATACTTGTCTTTTATT